GTGCTGCCTTTCTGAGTTAAACAACACGCCGCCGCGCCAGAATGCCACGCCGTCCGCGCTGCACGCCAAAATGGCTTGGCGTGGGTCGGCATCGGGGTTTTCGGGCTGCGTTGCGGTTGCTTGGGCGGCTGCTTGTTGCGCCGCCAATAGCGCAGCTTGCGCCGCATCGCGCTCGGCTGTTAAGGCAGCGTTTGCTTCGCGCAGCGCGGCGATTTCTGCCTGCAAGGCGGCGTTTTCTGCGTCTTGCTGTTGCTGCGTCTCTTGCTGCGCCTGCTCGGGGCTATTTGGATTTTGCGCCAACGCTTCGTCCTCGTTTTCAGGCTGCGTTTGGTCTTTGGGTGTGTTTTTTGCCATAGCTTTTTCCTTATGGTTTAAGGGCGCGGCGGCTGCCGCTTCCCCATTCGGTTTTCAGGCTGCCTGCGCCATCACGCCAAATGCACGCTCACATGCAGTTTCAAACGCCCTTTAAACGTGTTGGTGGTGCCGTTGATTTTGTCGGCTTCCAACAATTCGCGCGCAGCGTCTTCCAATTGCGGCGGCACAACCAGCAGGCTGGGCTTCACGTTCAGCACATAACCGCCGTCTGCCTTAATCGTCATCATCTGCGCGATGATTTTTGCCAAATTGGCGCGGTTCAGCGCGGTTTTTTCCGCCATGTGCGCCAGTTGCCACAAGCCAAAGCCCGCATTGCAACGGCGACGGCTGCCGTATAAATACACATCCTCCATAAACACCTTGTCCGATTTGGCAGGGTCAAACTTGGTTTCAAACTCGGGCGCGGTGCGCTCTTGGAAAATCAAAGGCTTCAAGGTTTTGGTGTCATCCACCACATACCAAGTCGGCGCATCGTTGTCTGTGCCCGTGGTGATGTTGCTGGTGGGGGTGTTTGCCCCCGTGCCATCGTTGTTGGCAAACACAGGGTGATCGGTATCAAAAAAGTTTTGCCCGTCATAGCACAGCGTGGTTTTGCCCTTTGGCAACAACCCCCACACCAAATCATCAGCCAGCGTGGCAGCCGATTCGCCCATCGCCTGCATCATCGGGCGATACATGCCCACTTGGTCATCTTCAATATCGGTGCGCTCAACGCCCACCGTGGCTTCAAACTTCTTGTTTTCCAAGCTCATCGCCTGTTTCGCCATCTTGCCGATTTGGCGGCTGCCCACCCATTCGCGCATTTTCGGGAATTTGCCCAGCCACGCATAAGTGTTGGTGGCGGTGCTGCTGGGGATGGTCATGGCAATGGCAGAAAAACTGGGCTCTACGCTCGCCAAACCATTTTGAAACTCTTTGCGAAACTGCGCGGTCAGCGCGGTTAAAATCGCGGCTTTATCCATGTGGATTTCCTTGTGTTAAAGGTTAAAAATTGCTTATTGTTTTCAGGCTGCTTTATTTTCAGGCTGCCTTATCGCCGTTTGCGCCGTGAATCGTTTGGGCAAAATCGGCTTCGCTCATGCCCAGCATCTTGGCAGCGGCTTTTTGCTCCGCCGTTAAAGCCGCCACTTTATGCGCGTCGCCCGCGCCCGCTGCCTGCGTTTGCGTGTTGCCTGCCAGCGCGGCAATCGGCTGCGCCTGCTCAATAAAGCCGCTCAAAAACACCAAGCCGTTCGGCTGCTTCAACACGCCTTCTGCCCATTCTTTTTGCGCGGGCAGCAATTTGCCCGCCGCGAGCGCAGCGGTAATCAGCTCCGCGCCTTTATCGGCATCGCGCTGGGCGGTCAGCGCAGCAATTTGCTGTTGCAACTCCTGCACCACGCTCACGGGCGCGTATTGGGTTAAGTCAGGCGTGTTTTGCGGTGCGTTTTGTGCCTGTGCCACCTGCGCCGATAACGCTGCAATCTTTTCATCCTTGGCGGCAAGGTCTTGAAACGTTTGCGCGCTCAGGGCGACGGTTTGGGGTTTGGCTGCCAAAAGCGCGGTTAAAGCGTCTTTCAATTGGTCTTCGTTTGCGTCTGGCAAGCCAAAAAGTTGTTGCAATAAGGTATTCATGGGGTTTTGCGTCTCCATTGGGGGTAAAAATTGCGCGCTGGCGGCGGCGAGTACCTCGTCCATGCCGTCCAAAGCGGGATAATTGGTTAAAGCCGCGTGCAAAAGTTTGCGCACATAGCCTTGCGTGTCATAAGCAAACACCGCCGAAATGTAGCGATATTCGCGGTTGGCAATCAGGCGTTGGGCGTTGTCTGTCCAATCCACCTCGGCAAACAAGCCGCGCGGGGTAAACTCCAGCCACGTCATCCAGCCCGCCGCTGGCGCAGGCTGCCCGTTGGTTTCCTTGTGCAAGGTTTGGTGTTCATAATCCACCACCAACTGCGTGCGCGCTTGATTGGCTAATGCCGCCACATCGTGCCCATTCTCCTCGGTTAAAAACCAAGCAGGCGCATCGGTCGGTCGTCCGTCAATCGCGCGAAACTCGCCATAAGGCAAAAGCTGGATGCGCTTGCCCATTTGCCCCAACACTTCAAAGCTGCAAGCGGCTAACGCCAAATGCTGATTTTTGCGTTTCATGGGTTGTCCTTTATGGGATGGCGGCATTATGAGCGCATCAAAACAAGACAAAGAGTGGCACGGCTGCGCCCCCGTTTTGCCTGATTGCGCCGCGCAAAAAAGGCAGCCTGAAAGATACTTTTCAGGCTGCCTTGTGATAACGGCGCAGCAATAGTGTTTAAAAGGCGTTTAAAACGCGCGCAGATTGCGATAAAGGGGCAAGGATGGGGATAGATAGCCCAAGCGCAAAAAAAACGCGGCAAACGCGCGTTTTGGGGGTTATTCGGTTTTTTCTGCATATTCCCCTTTTTTATACCGCTCAAAATCATTAAATACTTCTATTTTGAAAAACGACACGCTTTCAATCTCGCTTATGCGGATGGCGGTGCGAAAATCATCCAGCTCCAAAATCTCTTGTTTACTTAAATCATCATCATCAAACAAGCCATATTTTTGGTAAACCGAGTGATAGTTGCAGTCAAAGAAAATATCAAGCGAATCCTTATCACGATAGCCGCTCAGAAAGGGAACAATCAACATATAATCTGATTCTGGATTGGAAAACTGCTCTTGCGACACCACCCCTACATAAACCTTGCGCGATTTAAGCGAAATACGAATAGGCACTTGCGTGTGCAAAGATTGCCAAACAATCCGCAGCATTCCATCGTAATGTTTGATTTTCTGACGCCAATCTTCTTCGTTACGTTTCTTGATTCCATTCTTACAATCTCCCAACGCAAGCAAAGCAATAACAACGTGATAAACCTGAATATCGTCAAACAACCTATATTTTGCCAAACGCACCATTGCGCCGCTTAAATCAGGCGTGAAATGCAAGCAGCCCGCTATGCCGTCAAATATCCATAGCACAGCGTATAACGGCACAGTCAAGATTAACCAAGCCATTGCGCCATTCAAAATTAAGCGCAGTCCGTGAAACCCTAAATAAACATAAGTTTCCCAGCCTGCGCTTCGTCTTAATTTAATCTGTTCTGATGGTATATGGGCAGCATAGTAATACCCCAACACCAAAACCAACAACACAACCAACAACGCCATTATTTGCGCTCCACTTTAAAATCCTCAAATTTACGCATTTCGCGCAACAAATCACGGCGCACTTCTTCATTATCATAATTAGTGCGCACTATGCCATTGCTTTCCACAATCACACGAGCATGGGTTGTATCTGCTTTTTGCGGCGCTCCAAACAATCTTCGGGTGGCGCGACGAGACAAATCAAATAGGTTCATATCTACCCCCTCTATATTTAACAAATAAAATAGAACGAATATTACACGAATAACTCTACCACACGCAACGAAATTTAAATACATTTGTCATCATAGCAAACTGGCAAAATAATCCTGCACATCATCCATCAAATCCTGCTTGTCCTCGTTGGTTAATTGCAAAAACGGACGCGCAGGGATATAGACTTTGCGATTACGCCCCGCCCAGCCACCAAATTGATGAATCGCCGCATAAACCATATTCGTGCCCACCAGCGCGGTATCGTTATCCGACAGCTCATCTATGCTTTGCCGCAGCGCGCCTGTGTCGTTTAGCGGAATGCCGCTGCGATATTTCAACGCCAGCCATTCAGGGCGACCGCCCTGTTTGAAATTTTGCGCCACCGCATAGCGCATCGCGCCCGCCAGCCGCCGCATCTCCAGCCAGGCAGAAAGCCGCTACGGCATCGAAGTCCTCGGCGTGCGCCTGAAACGGGTGGACTTCTCCGACGAAATCCGCGACCGCGTCTTCGACCGGATGCGCGCCGAACGCGAGCGCGTCTCCAAAGACTTCCGCGCGCGCGGACAAGAAAAATCCTCGGTCATCCGCGCCACTGCCGAACGCGAAGCGGCAGAACTGCTGGCCAAAGCACGCGAAGAAGCCGACATCATGCGCGGCGAA